CACACCACGCCAAAGCGCAGCCGAATCATCTTCCCGCTCGAGGCCGTACAGCTTCTCGTGACCGGGACCGGTCAGAGTGCCATCCCGCTCCGGGTCAGCCGACGCCAGATGATGCAGCGCACGAGCCCGCCCCACCGGGTCATCACCGTTCGCGTTGACGAAACTGCCCTCATCGGCAATTGCCGTCTTGTAATCAGCCATGATTTTCTCCTTTTAGAACGGCGATCAGAAGGTGGGAGCTACCAGCCCGACGCCGTTCATAGTGGCGATCGAGGAGGTGTAGCGATTCAGCACGGTGCCCGCGTAACTGAACAGGCGGAACAGCACGCCGAGTGAATCGGCGTACGGCTCGCGGAACGCTTCCGCCTTCGGGGACGACTCGAACAGCCACAGGTCGTCCTGCTTGAGCAGAAACACCTCATCCTGGTTCGTGCCGGCTCCGAGGTTCACGGGAATCTGCGGGTCGGTGTAGACCGGCAGTCCGAGGAACGTTCCCGTTGCACCCTGGACGGTCACCCCGTTGTCTGAGCCAATCGGGTTGAAAGCCACAGCAGACGGAACGATCAGGGGACGGTTCTGGCTGTCGACCTGCGCCATCAGCCAGTACCAGCGCCGGGGGTGCATGAGCCAGCAGGTAGGCGCCGCATACCGGTTGGTCACGAACGACGCCAGCATGCCGTTCGCCTTCGAGTAGAAGGCGGCAGCAGTAGCAGTAGCCAGGACTGCCTGGTTCGCGGCGAGGACGGAGGCGTTCGCCAGACCGTTCAGCACCGAGTTGTTGTTCGCACCAGTACCAGCACCGAGAATGACCTGGTTGCCAATGTTCTGCGCGTAGGCCGCAGCCAGGTCGGTCATGATGATCTGGTCGAGGTTCACAGCAGACTGGTCGAGGAGCTGCTGGGACACGACCTGCTTGCCGCCGATGGTCGAGAAACCAGTCGACACGAAGCCGGTCGTGAGGTCCGTCTGCGACAGTGCCGTGTTCTGCGTCGACTGCAACGCAGTGGTCGTACCAGTCAGCATCTTCGGGATGTTGACACTGGAAACCCCGGACGGCACATCCGATTTGGTGAACAGGTCAGCAGTCACACGTCCAGGTCGGACGAGCTTGATGAAGTCCTGCTCCCACCATGCCGGCGGTGCGAGCTCACCACCGGAGCCACCGGTGGTGTTGGTGTTACCGAGTGCGCGCTGCTCGTCTGCACGCTGCTTCGAGAAACGCTGAAGACGTTCGGCGGCATTATGGTCACCACGGACCTGAAGAACCATGTCGCGGGCGAAAGACTCAGCACGGTTACCCCGCTGATACAGCTCAGGGTCGGTGATGAGTGCAGGGCTTGACCCGCCGACGAGACGACGGGTTTCGGCGGCTGCGGCTTCACGCTTCGCCAGGTCGTCGAGCTCGTCGATGCGCTCGTCAGCCTTACGGAGTTCCGCCATCTTGACGTCGAACTTGTCCGACTCTTCAACGGTGAAATTGCTGTCTGCACGGGACTCGGCGGCGCCAAGGAGAGCATCAAGCTCAGCCCTCAGCGCGGCCCGCTTCTCCCGCATCTGCTCAATGAGCGTCATTGCGTTTGCCTTTCGTAGGCATGGATGGGTGGGTTGCCGTCGTCAGGTGGCGTAGCCGGGTGCCGTGGTTAGGCGGTCCGAAGTATCCGGTCTGTACTTGGCGGGTGTTACAGATCCAGCACGGCGAGCATTCGCCGGCTGAGTTCAAGAGACCGGCCACGTGGCGCCGGTACAGCAGCAGCCGCTGCGTCCGGGTTAGGGACGCCAAGGATCGCGGCGAGCATCGGCTGCATTTTGTCGAGCTGGTCGTCGGCGGTAGCCATCATCTGCAAGAGGGCATGCAGCTTTGCGACGTCTTCCGGAGGCATGCTGTCGCGGGCTTCACGAAGCCGGGCGTCAATCAGCACCCAGTTCGCGGCATGCAAATCTTCCGCCCGGACCGACACAGACGTGTTCGGGTTCGCCGGATACGTCACCACACTTACGTCCCCACCGGACAGGTTCGCCTCGGTGATCGTCCGCATCGTGTAGTCGTCTTCCCACACGTCACCATTCTCGGGAACACGGAAAGCGAATGACATTTGGTCGAGGTCACCGCGGCGCATCTTCGGCAGGAGACGTTGCACATCAGGATCGGACGGGTCCAAGATTGCCCTGGCGTGCAGCCCCGTCGAATCCGGTATGAGAGTCAACGTCCCCGACTTGGTACGGGCAAGCGGCTGACCCTCATGGTCAACCAGCAGCCGGACGTCAGCAGCGATCAGCCCAGTCGTCTTATCGGTACGTAGTGTTTTGTTGAACGCGGCCGGGTGAATCTGCTCCCGGAACGCACCCATGTCATACGGGTCATTGAACGTTGTCGCGTAACCCTCAAGGATTGGACCGCCGGTCGCAGGATCGTCCCGCATCTCAAAAGTTGCGGCAACGGTCCGCGTTTCGAAGTCGGCCATTACGCTCCCTGAGGGTTTTTGTCGTCGGCAGGAACCGGAGCTTCAGCATTAGGAGGCAAATTCGACCCCTGAGGCAGCCGGACACCACCCGTAGCAGTAGGCACCAAAGGCACCAGGTTCGCTTCTTCTTTCTGCGCCGCCGTCATCGGAGGTTCACCCCGCCGCTCCCGAATTTCAGACGGGGCGTACACCTTCCCGGCGAGATACTGCAGATCAACCTTCGCCGCAGTCTCAGCATCAGTCCGAAGCAACTTTTGGACGTCGAACTCGACATAGTTGCCGTTCGGGAGCAACGCCGAAATGGCATCCTCGAGCAGCTTCAAATCAGGGGCGATGCCGTACGTCAGGAAATCCAGTGACAGTTGTTCGACGTTGGCGTAGGTCATGCTGTTGCCGTCTGAACCGCCAACCATCCGCGGGGGAACCCCGAAGTAGCGGGCGATCTGTGCGACGTTCGCACCCTGAGTCAGTAGGAACTGTGACTCTTCGGGTTTGACAGCAATCGGGACATAGTCGATGCCGTTCGGGACGACGATGGGTTCACGGCCACGGAACGCTGCCATCAGCCGGGCTTTGACTTGCGTTGCCTGGTTCTGATCGAGTGGTGCAGCCGATTTGAGGATGGCTTTCGGGATGCCGCCACCATCAAAAAAGTCTGAGGCGAACCGGCGAGACGAAATGTCAATGCCGATTGTTGCCGCGGCGTAGGCGATCGGTGAAAGGCCAACTTGCATGCCGGGGAACGTGAGCCCAGGCAGATGCCACAAATCTTCGGGTGCAATGACTTTTTGTGTCTTTGTGACTTTGACGGTCAGGTCCCCGGTGACAGGGTCCACGGTGACCGTCAGCGCGTCAGGGTTCAGCAGATCAACCTGAGTGGGGCGTAGCTGCCAGTCCCTCGCTGAAATGCGGCCGTAGGCGTTCCCACGAAGCATCAGCGACGTGACAACCATGTGAAGCCAGCGGGACTGAGTCATTCCCGGCGAAGGGGAACGCACCACCTGCGGATCATCAATTTTGATGGGGACTTTCGGGCCTTTGCGGTACGTCACCAAAGGCAGGGATGAGATGGTGCCTGCTTTGAGGAGGATGCAGGCCCAGACGGTGGGAACAGTCAGTGCACTATCCGGCCTAGAACCGACGCCCATGCCCATGTCGGCGCCGGGGAACGGGGCAATGATCGGTTCGGGTGCCCACTGTCGGCGTTCCGTCTGCCCGAGGAAGATGCCCATGTTCTCCCTCAGAGGTCGTTGCAACGCCCCCAGCGGAGGATTACAGTCAGTGGGTCAAGCCCTTCGGGGCGCGGCAGCCAGCGGATTACCGCGAGCCGGGAGAACAGGCATCCGGCACAGACGTCAGGCCTTAACGGGCAATGTCCAGAGGGTTTACTCCGAGCCGGGAAGAACGGGATACCGGCACTGACATGGGAGCGGCGGTCACTTCGGTGGCCGCCGTTTTCATGTGATGCGGTCGATGAGCAGCAACACCCCGCCGACGATCAAAGCCGCAGGCCAAAAAATGAACCCGACCCCCACACACACCAGGGTCAGGGCAAACAGAAACTCAACATTTTTGATCAATACACACCGCCCCACAGGTCGGTGTTGCCATGCACCGTGAAACCCCACGCCGCATTCGTCAAAGCAATCAGCGGCGACAAATCAAACCCGGCCTTACGCCGATCCCACATGAACGAATCACCCGAAGGACGCTTCACAGCACCCCGCACCGACGCATCCACGGCAGCCTGACCCGAATGCCGCAGGCCACCATCCACAACCAGGTCGTAAAACATGCCGCATGCCTGCGCATACTCAAGCTGCGACATTTCCACCACCGGCACCTGCGCGTCAGTCAGCGCCGGAATCAACGCCCCCGCAGGAGAAGACCGCGGAACAATAAACGAAGACCCCGGATTTTTGCCTGCCAAAGCGACACAGCGAGGCACAATCCAACCCACATCAGGCTGATTTTCGCCTAACTCGACGTGAATCCCCGCCGGACCCGGACCGGCAGCACTAATACAGCCCCATGCGCGGTCCTCAGACACCTCAACGG